TCAGCCATTGATCGTAATCCTTCCAAAATGACCGGCGCCATACCGGTCTGAAATTTGCGCAACCTCAACGACGAAGGCACCCGTAGAACCGTCGTTCATTTGCATCGCCGCGTCGTACTGCCATTCAGGCGTGCTCAGGATGATCTCACGGCGGATCTGCGATCCGATCCTGACGCGAAGCAGGTAGCTTTCCGTGGCCTCGCCAAGTGGCACATCAATTAGCGACCAAAGATCTCCATCCGTGCGGGTTCTGCGCACCCACTGGATGCCTATGGTGCTGTCCGCTGCACGTCGTGCGCGCAGATGAACGGGCGCATAGGGTCGCAACCCGTTGCCCTGAAACACATGCTCTTGGCCGACGAAGCTCGACCCGCTCAGCGGCTGATTCGCCGGACCAATGCGATAGAACCGCGAAAGCCCGCGCGCGCTGGACTCCAGCCCGATTTGCGAGATCGCAGCGTCCAGCAGCACAACAAAGCTGCCCTCCGGCCAGACTGACGGAATGTCGGGTTCCGTCCCAAGCTGGCCACGCAATCGGTGCCGCAACGCGTATGTCTCTGGGCCCACAAGGTCCGCATATTGGTACTGCAAGATCTCCCATGGCCCCGATTGACCCGACCCGATGGCGATCGCGTTTGCGCCATTCAAAAAGGCGTCTCGGGGAACGGAGCTTAACGCCCCATCTGAGAGTTCGACCAAGAGCGGCGCGCCGCGATCCGGCAGGCCTGGCTGAGCATACCGGAGCGTATTTCGGGTCACACCGATCACGGCCGCCGTGTCGACAATCGTATTCAATCGGTAGTCCGAATTGCTGCCGGAACTGAAGACCGCAACCGATCCAGGCCAAGGTCGCGCAGCCACCGCGATGTAGGGCGCGTGGGCAACAGCATCCCCTTGCAAAAGGGGAAGGTCCATGAAGACAGCCGTCGGCGGCACGGCCGCACGCGCCTGAACAATGCTGGGGATTTCCTCAACCGGCGGACCCGGCAGATAGATGGCCGGTTCCACGCGGACAGCCTCAATGACGCGGATGCCCTGCTCCTCGATACGGTCAATCCGATATCGCGCTGTACCACCTGCGTCAGGCAACGAAACAACGTCACCCGCGCCAAGGGTCAAACAAGATGGCGGCAGAGCAAACCGGGCCGCGTCCCGGGCCGCACGCGACTCCGCCAACCAGCGCTCTGTGATCCCCCGCGCCTCGGCGGCCGTCAGAACCATGTTGAATTCCGACTGTGCGACAGCTTCCGCTTCCGAACCCGGAAGCGCCGTTTCAATGGCACGGATCGCAAAATCCCCGTCAGCTGCGATATAATTCAACCGTATCCGGTCAGCGATCTCTGCCGAAGCCGCGCGCGTCAGACCAATATCCTCCGGCTGATCCGGATGCACCGCGACCGTCTCGCGCGAAAGTGTTGCCACGTCCCGCCCCGTCCGGTTGCGAAAGACAAGCCGCCCTTCGCGTTCGTGGACGTCAAAGCCGTGCGCAAGCATCAAAGGCTCCAGCGCTTGACGCGCACTGGCAGCCTCTGTCACGGCAAATCCCCGGACCAGTCCATGCAGGTTACTCACATCGGGGTCGCTTATGCCGGCTTTCAGGCAAATTTCCCGAACGACTGTCGACAACAACTGCGCCCCCGTACGTCCATTCAGCCAGTGCCCCCGAATATAGTTGGGTCCATCATCCCAAACTGCCGAAAGGCCAGGGAACCACGGATAGGGCCGCGCATCCCAAGCCCAAACATGCGCCTTGCTCATATCAACCATCTGCGCACCGTAGACAGATGAGACAGGATTGTTGGTATCCTCACTCCAATGGGCATAACTCGCCCTGAGATATTGCATCTGGATCAAGTCATCCCTCGCGCCATTCGAGGCACGCGGCAACTGCGATTCAGACGATTTCGGATCAAGAAACTTGTTTGGCTGATTGGTTCCCTTATCGATGGCCGCACATCCAAGTTCGGTAAACCAAAACGGCTTCGACTGTGGCGTCCAGCCCGTCGGCGTACTTTTCCGAACGCCACCAATACGGTCGTGGTGGGGATTGGACCACCAGTTCAAGAGGTCCTTGTAACGAAACACCCAAGGCTCGTTATAGGCACCATCCGTAATCGGTAAACGAAGCTGCGCTGCGGCCGCCCCCTCATCCGGGTAGTACCAATCGTAGCCTTCACCGCCCGCCACATTCGATTTCAGATATTCCAGATCATAAATGGTGGCGACATCGGCATCAAGGTGGCTTTCGCCATCACGCCAATCGGAAATGCGCATGTAATTGTCGATACCGATAAAATCGATAGTCGGGTGCGCCCATAGTGGGTCAAGGTGAAAGAAGTGGTCACCGGATCCATCTTGAGGCGTATAGCCATAATATTCTGACCAATCAGACGCGTAGCTGATTTTCACACCGGGCCCCAGAATAGCCCGGACTTGCTGAGCCAAAGAAATGAACTCTTCCACGGCAGGAAACGAATTGTTCGCGCCCCGTATTTGCGTCAGCGCACGCATTTCCGACGCGATGCAGAAACTCTCCACTCCCCCCGCAGCCTTGCACAAAGCAGCATTATGCAAAATGAAACGCCGCAGAGACCATTCGTTGGGTCCCGAATAACTCACGCGGCCTGACGATATTTGAAAGTCACTTGCGCGCGCATTTCCGAAAAAGGCCGAAACCTGAGATCTCGCCGTGTCTGTTCCGTCTGGCGATCCGGGCAAGCCTGGCGCCAGCGAGGTGGTGATCCGACCGCGCCAAGGCAATTCCGGCTGGCCTTCGAAACCCGTCCACGGATTGGTCAGCGTATTCCCCGGCAATTGCTCCATCAGGATGAACGGATAGAACATGACCTCCTTGCCGCGGCTCCGGATATGACGGATGGCCTCGATAACGCTTTGATCAGACGGGGTTCCCCCATAGACGGACTTGCCATTCTGGCGCGGGACCTCCTGCGCTGAAACGCGGTCCAGCCCCGCGACGGTCCAGTTCATCGGCCGACCATCCGCGCGCTTGTGCTCCACCTTCGGCCGGATCTTGGCCTGACCACAGCGCAGATCGTCGCCGAACCACGAAACGACAAGCGAGACGGATTCGCAATTCGGAAGCTCGGTTTCAAGCGCCTTCGCCGATGCCAAAAAATCCGTGGCCGCCAAGGTGTTGTGCATATTGGCGGGCTTGTTTCGACCCGGTCCTTCGGCATAATGAACCGGAGTTGTCGCAAGCGAATATTCGCCAGTGCCGGGTATCAATGCGATCGCACGCATACCATCAACCATCGATCCCGCACTGTCCATTGCACTTTTCTGCTCGGGGCGCACCACTTCAAACGTAAATTGAGGCACGCGATTACCAAATGGCGTCAGGTCGAGATCTTCGAAAATCACATAGGCCGTTCCGCGATATGCAGGCGCATCGGAGCCTCCCTCGAACGCAGAGATCGTTGGGTCAGGCAACTGGCTTTTTGTCCCGCGATAAACACGCAAAGACAGGCTCGAACGATCAATCTCGTTACCATCGGCCCATATGCGCGCAACATGACTGATCGTTCCCTCGCACAACGATATCGCCAGGCTCACGCTATAGCTATAAGTCGTCACTTTGGGGCCTTTGGGCGATCCAATGCCCTTTCCCCCGGAAGCCCGTTCGGTATCACGCCGCTCCACAAAAGGGGACGCCCAGATAACCTGGCCGCCCATGCGCATGCGTCCGTATATCTGGGGTACTGCCGCCCCTTCGCTCGCCCCGGTCAAACGGAACCGATCAACCCGTCCACGTTCGACCGGTTCAGATCCGCTGCCCATCAATCGCTGGTCTATCATCTGGCCGACGGTCGCGCCCGCAGCGCGGCCAATTACAGCCGCCGAAAGACCCAGAACAGATCCGCCAACAGCCCCCCCCGCGGCAGCTCCCGCCGCGGACAACAACAATGTCGCCATCAGGTTTTCTCCTCTGGAAATGCAAAACGGGCGACAATACGGCGTCGCCAGGGGCTCGATAGCGGGCTTTCGACAACCCCGTGCCGCTCATATGCGTGCAAGAATGTGCTGTTCGCACCCGTCTCGGCCTGAATGCCGACATGCTTGGCGATACTGGCCTCGCGCATTCTGAACAAAAGAACATCGCCCATAGCTTCGGAGTTAAGGTCTCGTGCCACCAGCCACTTACCTGCGGCAGCCCACAACGCTTCGTGGCTGTCGGGTTCGGCCCAGTCGGAACTGTAAAGCGGGATCGCTTCGGGCTCCGACCCGTAAAGACCGCGCCAGACGCCCCGCAACAGCCCAAGGCAGTCACAGCCCGCGCCACGGCAAGTGGCTTGGTGACGATACGGCGTTCCGATCCAGTCCCGCGCGATTTCGACACTGCGCTGTGCGGAAGCGGTCGTCACGACCCGCCTCCGCCACCACTTCTGGGATATGCCATGAGCCAATCCTCTCCGGGGATGTGTGGAAAGCCGCGAAAATTCAGAAAATTGGAAAACTTCCTCCGGCAGGTGTCTGCGCGCTTGTCGCAGCCAGCCCGGGCGACGACGGAATCGCCGACCGCAAGCGTGGCGCGCAATTCTCCCCAAAGCCGGATCACTCTATCTGACCCGACAGGGGCATCGTCCTTGATCATGGCGACCAATCCGTCGGCGTCGCCGGAAGTGACCTCCATCCGGCCACGCGCGAACCAACCCTCTTCCCGGGACCCAAGTCCGCTGACCAGATACTCCTGAGTGCCCAAAACCTCGACAATCGTCCCACTGGAAGTGAACGATGCAGACCCAAGGTCGACACGACAATCTCCGTCACCCAGCGACGCCGCGCATTGGCCCTGATAGACCCGCCCCTGCGGCTGGTTGAGCCTTTCCGACAGACCCCGTAGTTCAGCGCGAAAGCTCCCGCCGCCGGAAGATACTTCTCCGATGCGTCCTTCAAACAGCTGGTAGCGTGTATCAAGAGCCATCCAGTTCACCAGCCAGGCCCGCACGCTTGCATCGTCAAACCGTCCGGCCGTCAGGTCCGCCTCGTTCACGGACTCGCTGCTCAGCGCACCCATCGCTTCGCTGTTGTCCACGGAAAGCCCCGTCGTCTGCTGCAAGGCTTCGCCGGTCAGACCGGTATCTGCCCGAAAGACATATCCGTCGAACATCAGATCGCGATCATGGTCCGTGAAGCCAAACCGCTTTCCATCACGGCGCTCCAGCGCCCAGCACCGACACAAGGTGGTCGTACCAGTCTTGAGATGCGCCTCCATCTCAGGCGAAACGCCCATCAGACCCGCACCTCAAGAACAGGAACATCAGGAACGTCCCCAGCCTCGAAGCTCGACACTGATGTCACGATCTGGTCTGTTTCGAAACGCACCGGAACATCGAATTCGAAACCGGCCGCAACTTGCACTCCAAGCGCCGGTGGCACGGCAAAGGTCACAAGGCCCAGCGTTGCATCAACGGTAAATGCGGCGGGCGGCTGTTCCGCCCCATCCAAAGCTACGCGAACCGTAGCCTCGACCGGCTTGGAAATCGGGCGTACGTATACTTCCGCACCCGATTGATAGGCCTTTGACAGTGCAAAAGCCTGTGTCTGCCCGTCGCCTTCGCCAATAATCTGATCCGTAGGAGCGACGGCCTCCGATGGATTGCAGCTTTTGAAATCTGCCCAGTCCTTCCACCGAAATCCGTTCAGCTGCCCCTGACGCGCTTCAAAGAAAGCAATCAGGATCGCCACATCATCCAGAGACCTCATACCAAGCCCGGCATCATAGCGCCGCCGCGAATGGGCCCAGGGCGTGTTGCGCTCTTCAAAACCATTCGCAAGCGTGACAACTTCCGTCCGTCGTACAGGCCCGCCAGCAGACCCGAAACTCAGCGATGTTGGAAAACGTATTTCGTGAAAACCCATCTGTTTCTTCCTGTCGGTTGAGTTCAGCGGTTACGTTGGCCGCGCCCCAGGGCCCGGCTCATCTGGGCCGCGATCTGGCCTTGCGATCTGCGGAAACCCGCCACATCAGGGGTCGTGACGTTCACCACGACACTCACCGTGCGCCCACCAGCTTCGGACCGGACGCCAAGCTTGCCATCCGCGCCACGCGTCAACGGCATGATGGCCTCAGGCCCGGCTTCACCCATCAATCCGGTTCCGCCGCGCATCGGAAACGTGGTCGGGCTGCTTACAACACCCCCTCGCGCAAAGGGCATCACGCGCCCTTGGGTGAAGGGCGCCCCTTTTGCGAACGGCATCGCGCCGCTGATCACAGCCTCGATGCCCGCGCCTGCCATTTGCCCCATATGCCTGGTCACGGGGTTCATCGCCGAAGAATAGGCAGAACTGACAATTGACTGGCCGATACCGCGAAGCGCGTCAGACGCTTTCATCCCGTCGAAAAGCAGCCCGTCAAAAGCGCCACGAAGCCCCCTGCTGATCCCGTTTGACAAGGTACGCACCTCGCGTCCGGTATCGGCCATGGTGGTACGGATCTGTTGAAGCTCACCAGAAAACGTGGACGCCACGCTCTGCGCGCCTGCAAGGCTTTCCTCCAACCCACGCATCTGCGCCTCAAATTCGTCCGCCGTGTCACTGTTCATCATCTTTTTCGCCTTTCACAGTATCTGGAAAACGCTCCATCAGATTGCCAAGACTTGAGCGGTTCAAGGGCCTCGATTGGCTATCCATCCCCAGCATCAAGAACAGCTCTGCGGGGGTAAGGCGCCAGAATTGCTCTGGCCTCAAACCAAGACCGCAAATGCCGGCGCGCATGAGACCGGGCCAGTCCAACGAGGTCATGCACCCTCCGGCACGCTGAACGCCCGGACCAGAAGATGCGCAGCTGCCTGTGCCGCCACCATAGGTCCGCCTTCAATCTCAGCCTGCAGCAAGTCCTTTGCCTGACCCTGCCACCCGCCGCCACGCAATCCAGCGATCACCAGGGCCAGCACATCGCCTGTCGAACACGATCCGGTTTCGAACCGCGCCACCATCGCGCTCAGGGTGTCGGCTTTCAGTCCGGCCTCAAGCTCGGCCAGCGTTCCCAGCGTGAGTTTCAGAACGTGTGGCGTCCCGTCGATGGTCAGGCACACCTCTCCCGCCCATGGGTTCCCGATCACAGCGCGCTGAAGCTCAACGCACCCGCAGATGCCATGGACATTTCATAGCTCGCCTCGCCGTCGTGATTGCCTGCGTACTCCAGCGCAGTGATCTGAAACGGCCCCTCGACCAGGCCGAAGTCCGGAATAATGACCTGAAACATGGGCACGACCCCCGCGAAAAACACTTCGCGCGCCCTCGCATCGGTTTGCGCGTCGCGAAACACGCCAGATCCCGAAAGGCTGGCAGACCGCATGCCCGCGCCGCCCAACAATTCGCGCCAACCCCCAACGCTGTCCAAACTTGTCACATCAACCGTTTCAGCGTTGAAGCTGAGCCGGCTTGCGCGCAGGCCCGCGACAGTCTCAAAAGTACAAGCACCGTCGATGTCGAGCTTGATCAAAAGGTCCTTGCCGTTTTGAACCGCCATTGTGATCTCCAATTCCTGTCATGTGTCGTCAAGAAAGGCGCGAAAGGTCATCTCGACCCTGCGCCGCGTGCCGTTTCTGTCCCGCCGGGCCACCGCGCGCTCAAATCGCAGAAAAGCGACCCGGCCACGCGACAACGACAGCCCATTGGCAACTGCAGCTTCGACCTCGGCTGCGACAGCTTTCAGGGCGTGAAATCCGCCCCCGTTACCAACCACTGAAATGACGAAGCGGTGCTGTGCCCCGCTGGCGGTTTTATCGGATCGATCCCGGACATCTTCGGGGCCAAGAGCCACATAGATTTCGGGCGGCGTACCGGTCGGCGCTGCATCAAATATCGCCACGCCATTCAATCCGGCCGCCGCTGAAAGCTGCGAAAACACCGCAGACTGGAGCGGCGCAGAAAGCGCATAGGTCATACGGTTGTCTCCTCCGTCGCGCGGCATGTCAGAAAGCGCCCCGTGGAATCCGCATCAGCAACGCTGGCAATCATGAAAATCCGTGCGTCATGTCGAAAGCGCTGCCGGGCAGTCGGTCGCGATGCAGCCCCCTGAGGTGCCGCAGGTACGGTAATTTTCCAAGGTTGGCGCGAAACGCCACTTTCCCCAGACAAGGCCTCCCGCCCCGTGAGCGCCTCAAGCTTTGCATAAAGCGTGCCTTGCGCAATCCAGTTGCGGCGAACGCCACCCGCGCCATCGGCCACTTCAACCGGAGCCTCAAGCACCAGTGGCCAGCGAAAATTGCTCCGCTTCATACCGTCAGCCCGCCCAGCACTCGCACCGTCCGGTAACGCTCGATCAGGCTCGAGACACCAAAGGGCATATTGCCGTCCTGCTCCGTCGCCTCGTGCCGCAAGTCATAGAAATGCGATGCCAGCAAAAGGACAGCCTGCGCGAGATCGGGGGGCATCATGGCCCAGGTCTGCGCGTATCCAGCGGTGAAAGTCACGACCGCTTTGCCAAGCGGCGGAATGTTGGGAAGCCGTGCACCCACGGCATGCAGCAAAGGCCGGTGCGTATCCTCTTCCAAGGAAACATCCACTACATTGATCGGCATCACGTCACCACTGCGGGACACAACGCTCATGGACACAAGCCCGGTTACCGGGGCGACAGGAAGCGCCTGCACGTTGTGACAACGCCACGCCGACACGGTCCAGCGGAAGGCGCGCTCGAACAGCAGCTTCCCGGTCCTGGCCTCAATGGCCGCCAAAGCTGCGCGCAGCGCACCCTCCAGTACCGGATCCTGCAAGTCATCATCGGAAAAACCTGTACCAAGGCGCAACTGAGCACGCAGCGCCATAAGTGGCAGATCTGCGAAAGGGGTCGGGGTCAGCTCGACAAGCTTCATGAAAGCAACTCCGGTCATAGGGGTAAAACGCAGGTCAGAGCCGCATCAAGGGCGGGGCAGCCGCGGGGGTGCTGCTCTGACGGTGGGAAAGCTGGACAGCACGTCCTGTTGGATCGCAGCCGCCCCTATGAAACGCACTTGAGAATAAGTGCGCTTCAATGGGGTTGGTGTCAGCTTGCAGCGAAGCGAAGCACCTTGATCGCCGCAAAGTCGCTCACGTCGCCGCCAACACGCTTGGTTGCATAGAACAGCACGTGTGGCTTGGCCGAAAACGGATCCCGCAAAACGCGCAGGTCGGGTCGCTCGGCAATGGTGTAGCCGGCCGCGAAATCGCCGAAGGCAACAGCAGCACTACCGGGGGCAATATCCGGCATCTGCTCTGCGATCAGAACGGGATACCCCATCAGACGCGCGGGCTCACCAGATGCCAGACCATCGGACCACAGGAAACGCCCATCTGCATCTTTCATCTTGCGAACGGCACCGGCCGTCTTCGAATTCATCACAAAGGTCGCGTTTGCGCGGTACTGGGCTTCCAGCGAATAGACCAATTCGATGACGGGATCCGACGGTGCGGTGGACGAGAAATCGCCAGACTGACCGCTTGCGACGTATCCGATGCTCTCCCAGGCCCAGCTTTCATTGGCGACCAGCGGGTGATTCAGAAACCCGCGCGGCTTGTCGATGCCATCGCCGTTGATAAAGGCCGTCGCTTCTGCCCGTGCAAACTTGTCCGCGATGCGACCTGCCAGCCAGCTTTCGATGTCAAATGCGCTGTCATCCAGCAGACGCTGGCTTGCCTTCGGAAGCGCCGAAAGCTCGTGCAGCAAAATCGTAATCCGGTCGATCTTGGGCGATGTCGTCTCGGTCAGCGATGCTGTTTCATTCGTCCAAGTGTAGCCAAGTTCCGCATGATCCACGAGAACATCATAGGAATTGCTCTCGACGTTCACAACCGAGGCGATCCCACGAATGGATGCCGTAGAACGCAGCACACTTTTGATCGCGTCCGACGTTTGCGGATCCACCAGATAACCACCATCGCCATCCACCGTGGTGGACAGGCTCTTTTGCTCCATCTCCAGCGCACGCAGATCCGTGTCATTGCCCTTGCGAAGATAGCCGCCAAAGGCAGTTTTGTGCGACAGATCCATATCGGTCGCCGTGGAAAGTGCGGGGCGCCCGAAAAGGGCAGTTTTGCGGTCCAGCATGGTCAGCTTCTCTTCCTGTGCTTTGAGTTGGGTGGTGATGCCGGCGCGAAACGCCGTCAGGTCGTCCATGAGCCCGGTCAGTGCGGCTTTGATCTCAAGGGCCGGGCGTGTCGCGTTGGGGCCAGCCTGCGCCTGTGAGCCAGGCACAACCTCTCCGGCCCGATCGAATGTGTCGGGGTGCTTCATCTGTGCAGATCCTTTCGAGAGTGGGTTGAGCGGCCTCAGTCCATCGTGGCCAGACGACGGCGGGCGTCGCTCACGACTTCCGCCAATTCTTGAAACAGGGTGTTTGTATCGGAGGCAGACTGATCTTCCGATTTCGCGCCGATCCGGGCCTCGGGCAGCATCGGGAAGGTGACAAGCGACACCTCCCAAAGCTCGACCTCGGACAGAACCCGGCGCCCGGCATCGTCCTTGTGCGCCTTCACCGTGCGGTATCCGATGGAAAGCCCGTCAATGGCACCCGCCTCGATCAGCGCGGCGGCCTCGCGGCCCCGGGCAACTTCGGTTAGAAGGCGTCCCTTGACGTACAACCCGCGCTTGTCCTCGCGCACCTCGTCCCAGATCCCGATGGGCTGCGTGGGATCGTGCTGCCAAAGCAGTTTCACACCGCGGCCTTTTTTGGCCAACCGATCAAGGGAGGCCGCATAGGCTCCGGCGGCGACCAGATCGCCGCCCTGATCCATCTCTCCGAAAAGCGATGCGTACCCTTCGATCCGTGTGCCCTCGACAAGGGATAGCCCGTCGTCAAACTGGCAGAATTTTCGCTCCAGTCCACTGTCCATAGAGTATTGCAAGGTCAAATCCCTCCGTTTGGGGCGACTGCCATCAATGATCCGACCGCCTGCGCGAGGATTGTGGCAACAACGCCGTAAACCGTCAGCCAAAGCCGCTTTTCCAGCCGTTCCATCAGGGCTTCGATCCGGGTCAGCCGACCGTCGATGCCCTCGAACTGCAATTGCAGCAGCTTCTCATGCGCCTCACGGACCTGCGCCGGGCCGTAATCGAACGGCTCGAACAGGAACCGCGACCCACTGGGGTGGCGTTGCGACGTGCTCATGCCTGCGCACCCGCATCGCGCGGCGGCAGCCCCAGCATCGCGCGCTTCTCATCGTCGCTCAGGAAATCCGCCGCCGCGACGCGCCGCCACTGCGCGTCCCGCTCGACGGACAGCGCAGGCACCCGGTCCATGTCGATCTGCATATCCACGGGCGCATCGCTGAACCGGCCCAGAAATGCGCTCAGCGATGCCATGACCCGGCCCGCCAACGGCAGGACCGTCAGACGATAGAAGGCCCGGTTTGCCTCCTGATAATTCGCGTAGGTCGCGTCACCGGGGATGCCCAGCAACATGGGCGGCACCCCGAAGGCCAACGCAATCTCTCGCGCCGCGGCATCCTTGGTCTTGTGAAACTCCATGTCTGACGGGCTGAACCCCATCGGCTTCCAGTCCAGACCACCTTCCAGCAGCATCGGCCGTCCAGCATTGCGCGCGCCCATGTAGTTGGTGGTGATCTCATCCACCAGCCGTTCGTAAAGGTCGCCGGGCATGGTGCCCTGCCCTTCGCCGTTGGAATAGACGATGGCCCCCGAAGGCCGTGCCGCGTTGTCCAGCAGCGCCCGCGACCAGCGCGAGGCGGAATTGTGGACCTCAACAGCGCCCGCCGCCGCCTGCAACGGTGCCAACCCGTAATGATCGTCGGTGGGGTGAAAGCTGCGCACATGACATACCGGCGCCACTTCGCCCGTCATGTTGAACCGCCGGGTGCGTCCGCCGACCCTGTACGTATAAGCGACAGGCCAGCCATCCGCGCCCGGCACCACGCTCATGCGGTCAGACCGCAGAACGTGCAATTCGAAGGGCATCGCGCCGGGCGCGCCGCCAACGGCCTCAATATATCCGTTGCCTGTCAAAAGGATCTGCCCAAACAGCGCCTCCAACAGTTCGGCGCGCCCCTGCGCCGGGTTGGGCCGGGCCACCAACGTGCCGATCGGATGCGCATCGTACCGACGCTCGCAATCCTGCACCACGAACGGAAGCGCGGCGGCAGCTTCGGCGATCATCTTGACCGAACGGAACCCGACCGGGTTGCCGATGAACCCGTTGCGCACCAGCGCTCCGGGTTCGCGCACGATCCCCGAACCTGATCCGGCACCGGCCGCAGCCATCGCCAGAACCGATCCGGTTGCCGCCTTTCGTTGTGGTGCCGCCGGAGGCGCCATCGGCGCCCGTGCCGCATCGCGTTTCAGGAAATCCAGTTTCATGCGCGCATATCCTCTGTGTCCGCCGGGGCAGTCTGCCCGTGTTCGGGGCGATAAAACGTTTTCAGGCAATTGCTTGCCGGGTGATCCTAAAGCTGGCGCATCCGGGGTCGACGAAACTGTGCCGCCGGATCAAGCACCAGATCCTGCAGCGCCCAGACAAGCGCATCAACCCGGTCAGGGCTGCCACGCCCCTCAAAACCGCGCACTGTCATCTGGCACAT